TGCCGTTTCTTGATCGCGCTACGCCAGCAATTCCAGCTGGCGACGCTGTTTACGTGACCGTGCAAGGCGATTGGTGGGATTTGATCGCGCTGAAAGTCTATGGCATGCAGCGCGGCAACGAGCATCTGATGTATCGACTGCTCGAAGAAAACTACAACTTGCGCAACATCGTGCAGTTTTCAGGCGGCATAAAAGTGGCCGTGCCGCCAGCGGATGTGACAACTGTGATTCCGCTTGTGCCGTGGAAAACGGCCACGATTGGGGGTGTGGCCGCATGATCGGACAAGTCCGCGTAGCGCATCCGTCAATTAAGTTGAACGGCTTTGAGTATTTCAACAAGCTGGAGCCATACTTTTTAACACTGCACTACGTGGACAGCGCGGATGGCCAAACGGCGGACGATTGCCAACTGCAGCTGGCCGACCGCGATGATCGTTTCATCACGGATTGGATGCCGAGCAAAGGCGTTTATTTGGACATTGGCATAATTGCCGAGCGCTGGTATTCGCCAAACGCGGCGCAGCTTACGCTGGATTGCGGCAGGCTGTGGATTGACGAGATCGAGTTTGAGCTGCCGCAGCACACTGTAAGCATTAAGGCCACAAGCATACCGACCAGCAGCTACTTAAAGTCCACGGACGAAACGCGCGGCTGGGAAAACCACACGCTGCGCGACATTGCGAATCAAATTGTTGCCGAGCAAAAGGCAGCTGGCACGGATATCACGTTGGATTACCGCGCGCAATTCAACCCGCTTTATTCGCACGTGGAGCAAACGGAGCAAAGCAGTTTGGAGTTTATTATGCACCGCGCGCGCGATGCCAATTTGGCAGTAAAGTTGCATCGCAATTTGCTCATCATTTTTGATAATGAGGAAATTGAGGCCACGCCGCCAAGCTTTGCCATTGTGTTTGGCGACAATGCGCCAGTGCCCGGCCTGCCGTGTTTTCGCATGGCTGGCGGCAAGTTTGCCACGCGGCTGATTGACACGTTAAAGCAGGCCACTGTGGCGCACGTCGACCCCGCCAGCGGCAAGGCGCATTACAGCACGGCCATTGCTGGCGATGCTGATGCCATCGACGACTGGCACACGAACATCAATCAAAGCACGGACGGCGCGGACGAAGAAGATGGCGGCGGCGACGGCGGCGACGGCCGCGCGACACGCGATACTCCGCCGCCGCAGGGCGATTGGAACGCGGATGGCGGCAGCGCCACGCAAATGCGGCTGGCAAAGTCCACGCTGCGCCGCCACAACAAGGATCAAGTCCACGCCGACATCGATCTTTCGATTGGCTGCCCGCTTGTTGCGTCAGGCCAAACTTTTACGCTGTCAGGCGTTGGCAATTACGACGGCAAATGGTTTTTGGAGCGCGCGGAACACAAGTGCGGGCCCATGTTCACAACAACGCTTAAGGCGCGCAAGTGCCTTGTTGGCTACTAAAAGCAAATGTCCGAAAAGCACATCATATCCGACACTGATAGCATGCGCGGCCACGACACGCGCTTTGCCAACGTGGCCGTTATGGGCTTTGTGGCCGAGATCGATTGCGATGACAAACACGCCAACGTGCGCGTTATATTGCCGCAAAAAAAAGACCACCAAGGCACGCCGCTTGTAACACGCAAAATTCCCGTGATGCAGATTGCCACGGCGGCAAAGCGGCAATTTGCCGTGCCGCGTTTGGGCACGCCAGTGGCATTGATTAAGCTGGCAAACGGCACAAGCGATTACTTTGTTGTTGGCAGCTTCTACACGCCAACGCATCCGCCGCCTGTTACTGATCCGAAGCTGGATTACACAATTTACGACGACGGTTCGATCATCAAAATCGATGCCAATGACGGCGCGGCCGTCACGCTTACGTGGGATTTAAAAGGCGGCGTGTCCATCACGACGCAAAAGGACATCAACATCAATGCGCAAGGCAGCGCCAAAGTAACTGTGAACGCTGCCAGCGACATTTCGTTGGTCAGCAGCGGCGGCAAAGCCATTGTGCAGGCCAGTGAGATCGATTTGATTGGCGACATTGTTCACACTGGCGGCATGACGACCAGTGGCATCCATAACGCGGCAGATGGGCCCCACAGCTCCTGCGGCCTTGCGCAAGGCGAGTTGGAAAACCGGATCGCGGCCATCGAACAACGGCTGGCCGCGCTTGACGGGCAAAGCGCGCCGCAGCCAGCCAAGGAAGGGGGCTGCTGCTAACATGGAAGGTCTTTACGGCGCAATCATTTTTGGCAAGCTGCGTGGCCGCATCCAAACGTTTGAGCAGATCGTTCGCAAATACAGTGGCCGCTTCGGCACGCACATGGTTCACCTGCGCAAGCCGCTGCTGGAATGGGCTGGCAACGATCTGCTAAAAATCCAGATGAAGATCAGCCTAAACGCCAGCTGGTGCGGCGATCCTAACGCGCTACTGGCCGAATGGCACTTCTTTCACGAAAACGCCATCATGGCTCCACTAATTGTTGGCGGCAAGCCAATGGGGCCCGGCTTATCGCTGTTTGTAATTACGGACATTGACGAAACGCACAGGCACTGGCTTAAAGGCGGCAAGCTGCTGGCCGTGGATTTGAACGTCATGTTCCAAGAATACATTCCGTTCACGGAAGGCTTGTTGTCGCAGCTTGGCGTGCCCGGCTTTGCGCAAGGCTTTATTGGCAGTGGCGCGATATGATTGCAGCCCCCACAGCTCCTGATTACTTGGGCGCAAACTGGCGGCTGCAGTTTGCCGATGCGGATGGCCTGCCGCTTAACATGGCAAGTTTTTCGCGCATCGATTTTGGCGCGATCAGCTACAAGGAGATTTTTCAGAATGTTAAAACGATCCTGACCACGCCGCTGTTTAGCGCGGCGTTGGAGCGCACGCTTGGCATTGACCAAAACATTGTGGACTTGCCAGTGAACCGCGCCAGCGAAGCAACGATCGCGATTTTGGACGCGATCTACTTTTGGGAGCCGCGCGCGGAAGTAATGAACATTGCGTTTGACGGCAGCGACATGCTTAACGGCCACCTGATCGTCAATTTGCAGTTGAACATCAAGAACGTGATTTACGGCACTGACACGCCTTACACTGCCAATGCCATACCGCTAACGCCGCCAGTTGTAATACCAGTAACACCGGAGCCACCTATGCCACCATCAGTCGGAACCCCGCCAACGCCAGTTGCAGAGACATATCGCTACGATATCAACTGCCTGCGCGACAACGCTTTTATATCGCCATCGCTGGCCAGCGTCTCAACAGCAGGCTTGCCACTTAAAACGCTGTTCAACATCGTTATCGATCCGGACGCTGAAACAGGCACGCCAAGCGGCATCTACGAAGAGCAAGGCTGGCGGCTTGTAAGCGGGCCCGCCGTTGCTGGCAATCCCGGCCACGTAGCGCCGTCGGATTTTGACACATCTGTAAACGTTAAACACTGGGAGAAAGTATCGTGATGAAAAAGGCAATACTTGCGCTGCTGCTGGCAGCAACAACTGCACTTGGCCAAACGGACACAATCAAATTCCGCACCGACAATCACGCCGTTAAAAAGCCGCCAACAATTCCAAGCGGCGTGGATTACGATTTCACTGGCCTTAACGTCATTGGCATTGCTGGCACTGGCGGCGGCGGCGGCACAGCAACGCCCGGCGGCGCGGCAGGCCAGATGCAATTTAACAGCGCTGGCACTGCCTTTGGCGGCGTGCCCGCGCTCACTTGGGATGGCACGACCATCCTTCTAAAAGCAGGCACAACGTTGAACCTTGCTGATCCAACCGACACATCCAAAAAGCTGCAGCTCAATCTTGCTGGCATTAGTGGCACAAAAACTGTCACGTTTCCAAATTTAAGCGGCACGCTGATGATGGCGGACATCACAACGCCGCCGACGGCAGGCCACATCGTCATTGCGTCCAGCGCGAGCACGGTTACAAACGGCGATCTAAACGGCGCTGTTACTACAAGCGGCACGACGACGACCGCCATTTCACCCAACGCCATAACAACGACGCACATCACGGACGGCTCCGTTACCCTGCCAAAGCTGGCCGACATGAGCGGCGGCGGCGTTGTAATTGGCCGCATGCCGCCGGGCACGGGACCGCCTTCGGAAGTAACAACGGCAAACTGGGACACGGCTTTTACGGACAGGCTAAAATGGGACGGCGGGCCCACTGGCCTTGTGCCTGCCACTGGCAGGGGCAGCTTGGGTGCAACAACTATTGGCAGCAACTTTTTTACTGCCACAAACCCAAGCGCGCTCACTTACTTGCGTGTAAACGCGGACAATTCGCTTTCGTTTTTGTCAGGCACGCCGTTCAAGGCTTCGCTGGCCATTGCGCCAAGCGACATCGTTGGCGCGAGCACTGTTGGCAGCAATCTGATAACGCTCGCAAATCCAAGCGCCATAACGTTCTTGCGCATTAACGCCGACAACTCCGTCTCGTTGCTCAGCAATACAACTTACAAAATTGCGCTGGCACTTACGCCAGCCGACGTTGGCCTTGGCAGTGTTACAAATGACGCGCAAATAAAGGCCAGCGATTTTCCAAGCAGCGTGACCAGCGGCCAGCTCGTAACGTTTAACGGCGCAACTGGCAAAAGCGTGCAGGCCAGCGTTGTTAGCGGCATGCTGAAAGCGACTAGCGGCGTTGTGGCATCAGCTGTGCTTGGCACTGACTACTGGAACGGCAACACGTTTTCCGGAACGGTCGGATCAAACTCGAAAGGTCTTGTGCCAGATCCGGGCCCTGTCAGCGGCACAGGCGCGCGCTTTTTGCGTGACGATGGCCTGTGGGTGGCGAGCGGCTCGCTTACTGATGCAGATAAGGGCGACATAACTGTTAGTGGCGCTGGCACGACTTGGACGATCGATAACGCCGCTGTAACCTATGCCAAGATTCAGACGGTAAACGCGCAGGTTTTGTTAGGGCGCACATCGTTTGGTCCCGGCGCGCCGCAGGAAATCACTGTTGGCTCAGGACTTTCACTGCTTGGCACAACGCTCACGGCAACTGGTGGCGGCGGTGGCGGCAATGTAAGCAACAGCGGCACGCCTAGCGTGGATCAGATGGCAGTCTGGACTGATGCCACGCACATCAAAGGCGTATCGCCAATCAAAGGTGGCGCAACAGGCACGTTTCTAAAAAAGGCCAGCGCAACGGATTACGATTGGATTTGGGCAACGCCAACGATTAATTCCATCCAAGATCCCGGCGACGCCACAAAGCAGCTTGTTTTTGACATCCACCTTTTTAATCCGTCAACGACTTGGACTGTAACGCCGCCTGCGGCCAACTCCGTAACAGTTGCGCCTCTGGCGCTTGGCGTTGTAACAACTGGCACGGCCACGCAGCCAATGATCTGCAAAGGCATCAACGGCGCTGGCACAGTTGCATTCGGTTATCCGGATTCAACAACAAACTCGCTCACGGCTGACAAAACTGACTGGAACCTCAACGGCAACACGCAACTGCTGCAGCGCTGGAGCGGCACAGCCGTGCGCAACATTAACAGCTTGTCGCTCGGTCAAGGCGCTACGAGTGGCGACGGCATGACGTTTTGGATCACCAACACAGGCACGTTCGCGCTGACGATCAAACATGAAAGTGCGACGGGTTCCACGGCTGCAAACAAATTCCACAGCGGCACCGGCGCAGACATTGTGCTGGCACAGGATCAGCAGGCGCTGGTCACATACGATTCTGCGTTGCAGCGTTGGCGCGCTTATCCCATCGGCCAAGGCGGCGGCGGCGCGGTTAGCAGCGTGTTTGGCCGCACAGGCGCAGTTATGGCAACAACTGGCGACTACACCGCAGCGCAAGTTGGCGCAGA